CGGCAGAGGGCCCCCGACTGTGGGGCCAATGGAAAACCCGCCGTTTTCGTAGCTCTCCTGTATTTCCGTGATCCTTTTGTCCATTTCGATTCCCCATGCTTTCTTTCTGACCGTGACTATATCGCCCAGATCATAGTCTTTCTTGTATGAGAAATTCACAAACGGCAGCGTGGCTGCTTCTAAGCATTCCACGATCCCGCATTCTGCCAGCTTTTCTGTTCCTCTCTGGATCAGTGCCGCTGTATATTGCTGTGTCGTCATGTCTGTTCTTGATATGTCGCGGGCGTCTACCATCAGTTCGCGCCTGTTCCATCCTGTCGCCTGTTCGTCGATTGTCGCTTCCGCAACCGTTCGCGCCGTTCCTTCGCCGTCCCCGCATACGATCGCATGTGTTTTGTATAGCTGATCGTTTGTGGTGAATGTGGCTTTGTTAATATTTTTGTACACTTCCGAAAAAGTCACGCGCTTGTTTCCTGTCTGGTTCTCCGTGTGGTCTTTCCCTTCGTAGACTTCAAAATAATAGACTTTGTTTTTGAAATCTGCCCGGACGCGAAAGCCTAAGTTGCTACACGCTGAAAGTTTTGTCAGATATGTGTACAAGTCTTTGTATGACACTTGGAAGGTCACAGCTTCGCCGATCCCCTTCTTTTCTCCCAGCTGTAGCAGCGGAAGTGGTGACGTGACGCTGATCGCTGCCTTGTCCACCAGAAGCCGCATGGCGTCTTCGTATGTGCCAGACGTGAACGCGATCACTGTTTTTATACCTCGCCTTGATAACCCGGAAGAAAGCATGCGTCCCGTCGCCGTGATCTCGTTGCTGTAATCGTCCACCGCCATTCCTTCTACAAAAGCGCTTTCGACGGATCCTGTCATGGTTAGTATGTTTCCTTTTTGTAAAAGTTCCAGATTTTTTTCTGTCAGTGCTGCGTGCAGTTCTACCGTTCCGGCTTCTTTGTATTTCCGCGTCCAGATCAATGATCTGTATACGTCGATTACTCCCTTTCTTTGTAGGGCTTGATCGTATATTTTTACCTGTTTTTCCTGTCGCATCAATACTGCTGCGCTTGCCTGTGCTGTTGCCTTTGTCTGTTCCATAATCACACCCCCTTACGGCATAACATAGCGATTTTCAAAGTCAAAATTGACGTTCATGTAATCGCCGCCGCTGTCTGCTGTATAGTTGATGTAGTTTCTTCCTGTCTCCAGCTGTACATATCCTTCGTTGTCTTCGTCCACTGTGTAGTTATAGTCGTATTCTTTGCCGTTCCTTCTCAATACCACGTCAATGTTTCCCTGTTCCGTCGTGATCACGATTTCATCATCTGGAAGCATTGTGCAAAGCAGTTTCAGTGTTTCGCCTGTCGTTACATTCATAATGGACGGATTGACCACTGTGTCTTCTGCTATTATTGTCATTTGAATACCGATTGACGTTGTGCTGTCGTTGTCCACGACCTTGATTGTCTCTTTTGATCTACTACCGAATTCCATTCCTGTTTCCGGTATCTCTACTGCAAATTCAAAGCCGCTTTCCCAGCTTGCCATTTCAATGTGTGTCGCTGTGTTGTCTTTGAAGTACGGATCTGGACAGATCAGCGATATTGTGGCTGCTCTTATGATCCCCGTTTCCTCAATTTCCAGCGATTCCACATAGTATTCTATTTTCCGTGTTTCTCCGTCCTCTGTGTGGTAGAAAACGCCTTGCGAATGTACCTTGAAAACCCGCGACAAAAAGTCGCGGTTTTCTCGGTAGTTTCTGCGAATATTTGCAGTTATCACAATATTTCGCTGTTGCAAGGCTTCCCCAGAATAGCTTGATCCGTCTGTGGTGGCGTTCTGGCTTGTGTTTACCGTGTTTTTGATGCTGTATACGCCGTCAAGGCTGACCAGAAAATATTCTGTTGAATCGTGATCGTATGTGAATACGGCTGAAAGTCCGTTTTCATTTACGCATTTTACTGATTTCATGCCTTGCCCCCTTTTTATGTGGGTTTTAATTTCAATACCATTTGTCGTGTCGCGTTCCGCGTCTGTCTGGCTGTTTCTGACGGTGAAAGTTCGCGTGGGCTGTATATGTTTACATTCTGTGTGAAGCCGCCCTGCTGCCCCTGCTGCGCTGTCTGGCGGTTGCTTCCGCTGCCTGCGGCAATATATCCGTCAATCGTTGTCGGTACGCTCTTTCTGGAAGCCTTGGCGAACGCGTCCGCGTTGTCTTCCATACCTTCTTCATAACCGATCAGCTGACCAGCCGCCATCTGCTTTCCGACTTGATCCCGGAATACCCGTGACGGGCTGTGGATCCCCAGCGCTTCTTTTGCTGCATCCAACGCGCTTTTTGCTGCATCTGCCACTGCACTTGCAAGGTTTTTCGCCGCATTCACTACACCGTCTTTGATGCCGGAAATGATATTTGATCCCAGTTCGCCCCAGTTTACATTCTTGAAGGTTGTAAATATTGCCGTCACAATCTGCGGTATTGCAGCGACAAGCACCGGGATTGCCTGTATCAGTCCGCTAATGAGCGCGCCGATCAGCTGTATTCCTGCTGATATAATCTGCGGCAGATTCTGGATCAGCACATTTATGATCGTTGTGATGATCGTCGGCAGCATTGCGATCAGCTGCGGGATTGCCTGTATCAGACCATTAACAAGCGCCGTCAGTATCTGGACGCCAGCATCTAAGATCTGCGGCAGTGACTGTATGATCACTGTAATAATTGTCGTGATGATCGTCGGTAGCATGTCCACCAGCTGCGGGATTGCCTGCACAATGCCTGTGATCAAAGAAACAAGCAGATTCAGTCCTGCTTCTACGATCTGCGGCAGATTTTCTGCAATCGCCTGTACAATTACAGGGATCAGATCGACTATGGATTGTATAAGTGTTGGGATTGCTTGCGTGATACCATTTATCAGATTTACAAGGATCATTGCACCTTCACTGATAATGGATGGTAGATTTTGTGTGATTGTTGATGTTATCGTCGTGATCAGCTGCGGAAGAATTGCCGCAAGCTGTGGTATTGTCTGGTTTAGTCCTTGCAGTATGCCTGTGAATAGCGTTACTGCTGCGTTTAATACTTCCGGCAGTAGCTGTGGAAGCATTTCTATTGCCGTCTGGATCAATGTAAAAAAGCTGTTCGTCAACGGTTCGATCAGTGATTGTCCCAGCCCTTTTGCTTCGCCTGCAAGTTCCTTCGCTGCTCCAGATAACCCGGTGATCAGCTGTGGTACTGCTTGCAGGATCCGCGGTACTGCTGCCATGACGCGTGGCGCTATGTTGTCGATTACCGTTACCACGGAATCAACCAATTCCCCCACCAACGCGTCAAGATCTGCGTTTTCGTCCGCAAGTCCTGTCTGTAGGTTCGTCCACGCCGCTTTCGCAGAAGCGATTGACCCTTGAATGGTTGTGGCTGCTTCTTTTGCTGTCGTTCCGGTGATTCCCATTTCCGTCTGTACGACGTGGATTGCGTCTACTATGTCGCCATACTGCGATATATCGTATTTTACGCCGGAAATTTTCGTTGCATCATCCAGAAGACGCTGCATTTCTTCTTTTGTGCCGCCATACCCCAGCTTCAAATTGTCAAGCATTGTGTAATTTGCTTTCGCAAAGCCAGAATATGCGTTTTTGATGGATTCAATGTCTGAACCCATCTTATTTGCGTTGTCTGACATGTCAGTGATTGCCATGTCTGCTTTTTCGGCGGCTGCTACGGTGTCGCCGTCAAGGCTCTGGATCAACGCTGCGGACATGCTCGTCACGGTTTCCATGTAGTCGTTCGCTGACATTCCCGCCGTCTTGTATGCCCCGTTTGCTTTTTCGATCACGGCTTCTTGTGCCTTGATCAAGTTGTTGTACTCGTCTTTTGCTTCTGTTGTTGTCTTTCCTACGCCCTTTGCGTATTCTGATAGGCTTTGCCCGCCTGCTCCGAATAGTGTTTCCACACCGCCTACCAGCTGTTCATAGTCGCCGTAGTTTTCCACGGCTCCTTTTGTAATTGCCACCATGGCGGTTGCCGCTGCTGCTGAAAATGTCGTAAAAGCCTTGATCGTGCCGCCGACTGTTGTTGTCAGCACTGACCAGCCGCCCTTCGCTGCGGTAGTAGCTGCGCTTCCTGCTGCCTGCACTACCTGTGTTACGCTTGGCATTTTCCCTGCCAGATCGCCTGCTGCCGCTTTTGCTTTCCCGAATGCGTCCGCAACTTTCTGCACTGCCGGGTGTGCGTTTTTGAAGTCTTCCACCTTCTGCCTTGCCCCCTCAACCGCAGTTCCGATTGCTTTTACCGTCTTGCTTTCCTTCACCGTCTCGGTGATCTTCTGCTTTGCATTTCCAAAAGCTGTCGTTAGCTTATTCACTCCGGGGATCTTCTGCGCTATGTTAGCAAGCGATTTCCCGAAGTTCTGCGCCCCGGTCTTCATTTTATCGAATGTACTGATCTGACTTTTTAGTGAATCCAGTTTCTGCGCTGTGGCTGCGATCTCTCGCTGCAAGTCTCTGTATGCGTCGTCGTTTACATCTTTTCCTGCTGCTGCCATCTGCTTTTCGGCTTCTGTCAGCAGTTTCATTTTTTCTTCCGTTTGCTGTACTGCCTGTTTCAAAAGCACTTGTTTTTGTTCCAGCAGTTCCGTGTTTTTGGGATCCAGCTTCAAAAGCGAATTGACGCCTTTTAGTTCTTTTTGCAGGCTGGCTGCTTCGGCGTTCGGCTTTTCAAGCGCTTTCACAAGGTTTTCAGTGCTTCCGTTTATCTCGACTGTGATCCCTTTCAGTGCCTTTCCCATTTTACCTCGGCTTTCCGAAAAGATCACGCAGCCGCTTTCTGTCTGGCTCTGTCTGCATCAGTGTTCTTGCGTTCTCCAGATACTCGCGCCCCTCTTCCGAATGATTGCACGAATGTATAAAAGCGTCCCGCCTGTACTGCAAATAGTCGATATACTCCAGTTCTTCAATTTCATTCATATTCAGTCCTGTGTACTCATGTACTAAATGTTCCCAGTACGTCGGGATTTCAAAGAAGTCTTCTTCATCCGTCGGATAGAAGGGCGGGTTTAGTTTGGGTCTGTGTCCGGGATCTTTACGAAACGCACATACTGTGCGAAGAATGCTTTCATGTCCTCAATGTCCATGTTTTCTTCTACCCAGTCTTTGCTGATCGCTTCGCCATTCAGATTGTTGGAAAGAATCTTTGCAGTCAGTGTGTACAATTCTTCTATTTTACGCCTGTTTGCTCCGCTTCTTTCCTTTGCGTTCTGCGCTTCTTCTCTTTCTGTGATCGTGTCCTGCATGTCCATAAGTGCGTCAAATACCTTCTTTTTCGGCATTCCGACGACAATTACCTTG